TAAACTGGGTGACAAAAGAAATAACTATCTAAAGCACTGGTATCAAAACTCGTTGAAGCTGTTAAGTCAGGATCGGAGATCCCTTTAGTTACGAACCAATGCGTTTGTTCGTGATCGAAAAAGTTAACTACTTTTTCAAAAATTTCTTCTTCTAGATAATTATCAATAACTCGTAGGTCACATTTTTGTTTCATATGGGTGAGTTAGGTAAGCCAATCAATTGGGATGGCATGGAACGCACACCATCTGATGTCGTAACGTTTGCACCATTGTGCATACGTAGTTTTAGATCTTTTATTTATTTTTTTGTAGGGGTCTTGAAAGACAATTCTTAAGTCTATACCTGGGTTCTCAGTAATTACTTGTTTAACCTTACGTCTATCCTCTGGTCTCCAATATCCTTTAGTCTCTAAGATCACGCCGTTAGGCAATATAAAATCCGGTGTGTATAGATGCTGAATAGTATAAGGAAAGCTGACACTTTCATACTCGTAATCAACACCTAGTTCACACAAAAGATCAGAGACTTTTTCCTCTAATCCTGATTTAAACATTAGAAATCGTCTTCTTCTACTGAGCTTGGAGTTGTATCAGGAGTAACGTTTGGGTCATTAGCTTTAAAGCCAGATGTTTTACCAAACAATGCCGATACTCCATCCTCATCTAAATCTCCAGTATCTACTCCAGCTCCTGCTTGTATAGAGACAATCTGTACTCCGCTAAGTTTTAGAGAGGTGCCGTATGTGACACCATCACGAAGTATATAAGGCTTTTGATGAAAGCCAATCTTAACTTTTGATCCTTCATATATAGGTGTCTCTAAATCGGTTAACAAAGTGCCTTCAGTGTCTACAACTGGAGGTCTTTTATCTTCAGCCCATGAGAATTTAACCATTGTTTTTCCTTCACTAACCTCTTCCCATGGTTCAGGTCTTAAGACACATCTGTTCTTTGGTTTAGTTAGTTTTGACTCGCACCATTTAAGGCAGTCAAGTCTTTCTTCCTCAAGCTTCTTTACCATCTCATCGTCAACTATTGCTTTCAATGAATATCCAAATTTGCTTGGCTTTAATATCGCCTGATAACCTTCAAGGGTTACAGGAGTTGGTGTTATGTGTATGTTTCTAGGCATTAACAAAAAAAATAAGTGGAATCAATTACCTCAGACGGTTCAAGGTCTCCGATAATCGGTGGTTCAGACTCAGCTCCAATAGCTTGGGCAAAGTCTCTAAGGTAGTCATGCTCTGCAAAGAGATGCATGTATGTATTTCTTACAAGAGTGGATAGATAGGTCATATCAGTAGCTCTACATAGAACTGAATCATGTATCAAACTAATAGGATATGGGAATTGCAAAGTACTTATGTGGAGTAAACTTCCGTCCATACTGTGAATCAGATTGGGTGCGGTTGCATTTCGATGGTGTCTTATATCAACACCTTTCTCACCGTCAGCAACTCGTATCTGTACTCGGCCTAATAGTTTAAGCTCAACTGTTTTGCTGTTCATCTTCATTAGTCGTTGATTAACTTCAAAACCTGAAGGGGTGGTCCATGAAATTAATTCAGCTCCTCGTTTAATGGCGGCAGCAACCTCGGTTTCTATCCATCTCATAACCTTCATAGGTCCTGGTACCACTACTTCCATGGCACTTCGGACTGCGCTAACAATTATAGTTAACTCTTCTTTCTCTACTTCGATGTCAATATCTTTGAAGCTATCTCTTATGTACTGTCGATTGCTGAAAGGCTTTGCGTTGTAAGGGATTGTCATCACTACTCGTTTCACCCGACTTCTGTCCCAGTAAGGGAGAAGTCTTTCAGGTATCTGATCTCTACATTTGTCAGCTATTACTTGATATGCATCTTGTGGTTTATCACTTGGTACAACATTGACCAGTGAAGCAGTGGACTTATCGCGAGCTAATCCAGCTAAGATCTGTAGACCTGAGCATGTAGCATCGGTTGCCACAGGGAGTCCTGTTGTAGTCCTTGTGCCAGCTATTACTACTGCATAGTATTCTTCACATGCAGCACAAAATTGCCAAGGTTCGTCAGCAGTTTCCCAGTCACCAATATTATTTATGGGATCTGTAGCGACCCTAATAATTCTCTGTATATTTTCTTCTACTGTTACCCATGCAAGACGATCTTCCATGGTTGCTTTATCGAGACCAACCGTGGTTGAAACTTGAAAAGCCAGCCATTTCTTACCTTCCTCTGTAATCTCTGTCTCATCAGAAAACCTAATTAAACTTTTACCAAAGTCTGTGTCTTGAGGTGTAAGGAAAGATGGGATAGGGTAAACTCTTCCTCGATAATCAAACGAGAAAGGAATATAGTAGTCAACATCTTTAAATTGTTTAACAACATTCATCGTCATACGAGTACGACAACTAGCTCTAAACTCATTCTTGTTCTTGTTATGGAAGATAGCTTTCTTTTTTCTCCACTCCTTCCTAGCAGTCTCATTAGTATCAATATCTACTGGCTTAGGTGGGTCAGGGTGATGGATGATAGGTCTAAATTTACCTACCTCTATACCTCTCTCATCTAATTCCTCAGCTATCTCTACAGTAAACGTGTTTAACTTATATTTAACCTTCTGAATCAGGTTGAGAAAGTCATAGATTTTTCTCTCCTGTATTACGTAGGGTACCCCCCTGCGAACCATTTCATGGCAATTGATTAGCTCGTTTAAATAGTAACCTCCATCCGCAAATTCATGCCAATCTCTAGGAGGAATTAACATCGGTAAAGATTGAGGAGAAAATAACTCAGTTATTCTTTTAATTTCTTCAGCATGTATTAAGAATGCTTCAGTTGGAACTATTAACCACGTCTGTCTATTGCCCTCTATTTTTTTAAACTTATTAAACCATCCTGAAGCTTCACAAAAACAATCAAGCAACCATGTCCCGATCTGTATCTGTTGAAATTGTCCCCAAGGTTTCCACTGCACTATGTCCTTGTTATGGAACAAGCTTTGCATGGATTTCCTTTTATATTCTGTACCTTTAGCTTGATGCCAATAATTTTTTTTCAAAATATTGAACAATCCTGGCGCAACCCTTTCGTAGTAACGCATCTGGGATTCCGCTTCTAATCCCTGTCCAATAGTTTTAACTATGTTTGTTAGCTGGTCACTTTTCTTCTTGGGAGAGAAAACTTTATCAAAGGTTAATTTCGCTGTAATCGCAGCCTGTGATTCACTGTCAATGTCAAATATAAATGGTAATAACTCCATCAAATGACCAGCTCCTCCCTTGGCTGTCTTTTTCCTTTCTTCTTTCTTTATATTGATCGCCTTAATTATGTTCGGTAGCAGAGTATCAATCGAAGCCGAGCCGAAAACCGTGGCAGATGCATAATCCTTAGCTATTAATTTTTTAGTATCAGATCTGATCTTATCTAGACCACCTTTTATTTGTTTTCGCTCCAAACTCTGCTGCTTTTCTAGATCAGCAGTAAGCATTTATGTAATTGTGAGTGTGTATTTTTAGACGTCCGCCGTACGCATCCGACTGTTGCAGATGTGGAGGGCTGAGAAATAAGAAAGGGACTGGAGTTTTACCCCAATCCCTGTATAAGTGCATTAATTTTGTACGCGCTCCTTAGACGTGCGCGTCTACCAATTCCGCCACGTCCGCCAAGGGTTCTCGAGCACCGTCGGGTGCGAAAACCTCAGAATTAGTATAGCGGATAGCCTGAAATTGGGGGTCAGTCGCCGCACCCGCCGATGTGCCGACCTTGCCTAATGCATATCTGTCATCCTCAGTTAATACTGTTTGCATTTTATGCAGATCACCTGAATGGTAAGCCTTTGCAAGATTAACCAAGTCACGACTTTTTTGTTTACCTAACGCTCTTGCGTACCTTCTTGTAACTTCAACTGAGCTATGACACATGATGTCACATACTCTGTCGATGGGAGTATCTATCATTAACAACGCACTACAAAATGTATGTCGTAGTTGTTTAAGTGGATACTGTTTATCTTCAGGTAGTGCAAGCGCACGGTTTTTATTAAACCAATAACGTAGTTCGTGAACTGTTTCCCAATCATCGCCAAAGACTAGAGCATCCTTATGCTTGCCTTTAAGTCGAGGTACCAGAATTTCCTGGAATTTGGGCATTATTGGTATGGATACAATCTTCGATGCTTTATTTTGAAAGCTTCTACCGATGTATAACCATCCATGTTCAAGGTCAATATCTTTAACCTTGATCTTTAACATCTCGCCGCGTCTAGCTCCCGACCATGCAAGTGCAGTAATGATATCAGCAAGGTCATCCCTGCCCATAAGTTCATAACTTCTTGCATATTTAACCATCGCATCAACCTCGTCAAAGGTATATACAATTGGTGTCATTTGCGGTTCATACTGACGCGCACCTTCAAAGCAGTTCGGAAACTCTTTAATAAGATGTCGTTTAGCACAAAACAATAACGCTGTTTTAATAGCAGAAATTGATTTGTTTATAGTACTGGGTGCTAATCCGTTAAACTTCATCGTGTTGATGAGTTTATCCATAGCCATCCAATCAATCATGCTTAAGTTGCAATTACCCCATACCTTTTGCGGATGCTTAAGGTTATTGATAATTGTCTGACGTGACCTTGAATGAACCCATTCAGGTCTAGTCTTAAGCGCGTAATCAATACACTGATTCAGTGTCTTAAATTGTTTGTTCCCCATAGAGAATTTGTTTGAGTGATTTTGCAAGTTGTCGACCTTTAGCTGTCAGTTGCAATACCTGTTTCCTACGGTTAGTACGATCACGATATTTAACCAACAGCCCCAATCCAGGTTTTCCCAACCTATGTTCATCACTTAGCCAATCAGTATTTCTACTCCCACTAGCACTGGACATCTTTAGAGATTTTTCCATGTCGATCTTGTTGCAGTCATCATGTGATGCTACATATAAGAAAGTTGCGATTACTTGTGAGGGTATTTCATGCGCGGCTTTATCTGAATTTCTGAAGAACTCAATTGCTTGAGCCAGTTTCGCTATCTGATAATCCGTCACTACCCTGCTTGGGTCTGAGTTTGTCATCAATAGGTTGGTTTGCTGGACATGGTTTGTATTCTACACTTAAATTACCTAAGTGGAGTGATACATCGAAAAATTTGTCTGATTCTATACCAATGTATAAAGAGCCAAAGGAAAAGAGTTGCATAAAAGCTCCTTAAAATTGTTTTGAAAATATAGTAATTATCTAGTTTCCTAGTATTATTCTAATTCTCTCCATACATTGTATAGGTATTATTACTGTCGGAGATTTGTTGTGACATTATCTTAACAATCTCCTCCATGTGTGGATGATTCTGTATCTCCTGTAACAATTGTGCGGATCTACGTTCAAAAGTTTTCTTATTCATTATTAAAGTCAAAGGGTCGAGGGGATAAGTGGTACATGCCATCCATAGTGACCATGGTTATGTCCTTATTTTCAGTCATGCATTTAGCTATGCAGTTTTTTGCACCGCGTTCGGTGTTGTAAAACTTTTCTGAATATTTACCTTTTTCATCCTTTATACGGACGATGGCAAAAACAGAATCAGGTATTACATATCCATATATTTTCCAGTCTTCAAACTGTTCATATGTAATGGATGCAAAAAACTTATCTGGACAGTCCTTGATAGCTCTCCAGTTATTTGGAAAGTATCTCTGACCTTTGTTTGGTTTGTCTCTCATGGTTCTCCAGTAATTCTTTTAACGTCAATTAATGTGCAGTCGTTTTCGACTGTCCAATTCTTGGCCGACCAAGCTGCTTCCTCATCGTCCGTGGCTTCTAGTAAATACCATCGCCAATCAGACCAATGATCTAACTTCTTGTATTCGACTTGATAAGTTTGCATAGCGCATCCCCGTGAGTGTGTATAAGTGCGCTGTTTTCTTGTTCAGGGAAAGGGTTTATCGACTGTCAGGCGTAGTCGCTATCGATTATTTAGTTTGTAAAGATTCAAGAATCTCCTTTAATCTCCACCATTCAGTAGAAAGATATACCACCTGGTTTAGTTGGTATAACAGGGATTGTTGAGTTGTTGATGGATAGAATGTCATATCTGTCCTTGTCTATATGCAGCTTGATTAGCTTGCGTTTGTTTTAAAGATGGTTTGATAACAGGTAACTCTGGCTTAGGTAAGTCAAAGGCAGCCTGTAAAATGTCCCATCTAATTGCTTTCTCCTTGTTCTTGTGCAGCTCTTCGACCACATCTTGGAAAGATGTTGAGTGGTTAAGATTAGGATTTATTTCAAAAGCGATTCCATAAACCTCAGCTACAAATTCTGTCTGGGTCATGCCGCTTCCCATAAGTGTTCTTTCTTACCGAACTTGCCCATGGTTAATGCATCGGTCTTGGTAAGTTTTCCTCTACTAGCTAGATTTGTCATGCCACGTCTTATAGAAGTGATGGGACATTTAAGCTTTGTATAGAAATGAACCATTGATGGACTCAAAGGTTCTTTAACTGATTTGAAGCACGCAAGAATTACAGATTCTTGAGTCCTTGTAGTTAATTCAGAGGAAGCCAATTTACTGGCAACCTCGTTGATAGTGTTGTAAAAAGTCATGATGCGTCCTTAA